CCCCAAGCAGTAATTCCACCTTGTGCGTTGAAAGTAACGCCAGCTGGCAAGATATATTGCTTTTCTGCATCCTTCTCAGAAAGCATCAAGTGATATTGTCCAGTCTCAACGAATACGCCAGTAGCAGTTCCGTTTGCAGCTCTTACTTGAGCGATGATTCCGTGGATAACATCCCAGTTAGTAGCAGACTCAACACCACCAGCCATTGAACCGCCAGTGAAAGTGGTAGACTTAGACAACAAACCAGCAAGCTGAGGAGATGTACCATTACCAGTAAACAATTGGTTTTCAATTACAGTCTCAACACGCTTAACGCCATTGGATTGGATGTAAGAAGCCAAGTAAGCGGCATCCTCAAGCATTTCCATAGAAACCTTCATGTGAACACCGATTTTCTCAACCTTAGCTCTCTGCTCTTTGTATTGAACGTCGATTTGAGTTTTCTCAGTTCCTTCGCCAATCATTACTGGAGTTCCTTGTTGGTCGTATTCTTCAACCCATACTGCATACTGAGTACCGATTGCTCCAACGCTTGCGTTAGCAAGGTAAACCAACAAACGCTGACGGATAGGAGAAACAACACCTGTAAACTCAGAGATTGTTACTTGTCCTGAAGACGCTTCGTTAGCAATAGTTGAAGCTAAAGTGATAGTTCCAACTGACTTCTCGTTAATTTCAAATACCAAAGGAGCCTTAAGACGAGCGTTAGGCTCATTCTTCAAACGCTCGATTTCAGCTTTAACTGGAGCGTAAGCCTTAATAAATGCAGTCTTGAAATCTTCTGCGGTTACTTCTTTCTCAACTGCGCTTTTTTGCATAGCGATGTCAAGCTTGTCAAGTTGCTTTTGCATTTCTGCTGCATCTTCTTTACTTACTACATTGTCGAATGATTTCAACAATGCTTCAGCCTTTTCGAAAGCCTCGTTAGCTTTCACCTCTGCATTGCTTGCTTTAGCCTTTAGAGCCTCACCAGCTTCTGCAATGACTGCCTTTACGGCGTCTATTGTTAGATTTTCCATGATTCAAATTGTTTTTTAAGTTCGTTAATTGTTATTATTTCGACCTCTTCGGCTTTCTTAATTTCTAAAGTAGGCTCTGCTGGCTTTAGAAACTCCAAAAGTGATTTGAGTTGATTTTCTAGTTTTTCAAGGGTTTCGTCTGTTGCGTCAGATGTCTTTACAAACTTCTCAAGTCTGTTAAGATATTCGAATGCATCAGACTCGCTTTTCAGGTCAATAAATGTGGTCTCAGGATTAGCTCCTAAGAATTGAACGGCAGAACCCTCATACATCATTACCTCTTTAATTAGGTTTGCTTTGGCCTCTTGGTCGAACTGCTCTTTAATAGTTCTAAACCCAAACGAATGCTGGTTAATTAGTTCGCTTTCAATCATCTTCTGAAAGTCTTGACCAGCAGCATGAGAGCCAATCTTTGCTTCGTAACGTAATCCTTTATTGTCTTCGTAAAGATTAGTGATTTTTGCGACAACTTTGTTTTTGTCGTGGTCAAGCAAATACTTAATTAGCTGCTTTCCTTGTGGTCCACGTTCCATGATTGTCTTGGTAAACGCACCAGCTTCGATAACGTCACCATCAAGGTCTTTATTGCCAAAAACGGCAAAGTAACCTGAAACAATACCTTGTTTCATGTCGCTATCTGTAAAGCCTTGGTTTAATCCTTTTTTTACGAAACCCATATCGCTATTATCTTTTATTTCACCTAATTCTCTTAATTTACTTCTGCTCCATCCTAAAGCAGCCTTACCTCCCCAAGCGTCATACATAAGCAATCCGCAACCTTCTGAATAAGACGTGGAGGCTTGTAAATCAACCTCGTGACGGCTTAAATACGAATACATTCGCTTAATGGTATCAACCGACAAAGGCTCGCCATTTGCAAGCTGGTTGGCTCTTTGTTTGCCTACTGGCGTACCACAAGGCCCCCAACCATTCTCCTCAACATATTTCAAAACCCTTCTAGCGTTATTTCTAACTGACTGAGGATAATCGGAATATGATTGCTCGGCTTTTTCTAGCATTGCTTATTCGTTTACCCAAATATACAAAGAAAAAAAATTAGGAAACAAAAGGCGATTAAATCACAAATGCATTAGGAAAGTTTCGGCGTGCATAAGACTCTGAAACATAAACAACAACGCAACTGCAATTTACTGTTTGAGCGGCTCCTCCGTTAATATCTCCTGGTTTGTCCATTTGTACAATGGTAAAATTAGGATTGGTAAATTGAAAAAATAAGTCTGCTCTAATTGGTTTGTCTTGCGCTTGTATGTGCTGGATTCTTGGCTCTTTAGCTCCGCCGTGAATCCATATTTTCCAAAGTTGAGTTCCAGTTTGTCTTGCCCAATCTTCAGCAGATTTCTTTTTACCTTCATTGTAGGCTCGTGTTGATTCTGTCCTTGCTATTGCTCTTGCACGTTTTATGTCAGGGATAAACTCTAATAAAAGCCTTTCAATCTGAAAAGGGTTTAATCCATCCTCGATACCTTGAGCAATAATTTCATTTACCTTTTTTTGAGTTGTGTTGGTTACATCTAAAATAAGTTGACCAAGGTTTTGTAAAACCCAATCCTTAATCCATTCCTTCCAAGTGTTTAAAAAGAAATTATCGGGAATAAAAGCCTTCTCTCTGTTGTCTTGTCTTATGCGATTAAACTCTTTGCGTGCTGAATCAACAAAGACATTTTGGTAAAACTGGATGTAAGCGTTTTGCATAGGCAACAATGGAACAACTGGTTTTGCCTGTTCCTTCAATGCCTCTGTAAATATTTTTACTCCAAGGCGTTCGTATCTCTTTAAGTCTGCTTGCGCTGACCTTTTAACCTTAGAATAATTTATTTTTCTCATTGCTTAGGCTTGGAAATCTACAAAGTCAGTTGCTGCACCTCCTAAAGCCTCCTCGCTTGGAATTACGTTGCTTGGAATCCAATGTACATCCATTGCTGGGTCTTCGCTTGCGTGCCAGTTTAGTAGGCTTCTAACCTCGTTACCAGTAAAGTAAGGTGACTTGCCATAAGTGTCAAGAATTACCTTTACATCGGGTTGCAACTCGCTAAAGCTAGAAATATCAAAGTCGATAACGTAATCCATGCCATAAGACTTTCCAATCCATTGAGTAAACTTCTCCTCAATCATTTGCAGTTGCGGCATAATTACATCGGTAACCAAAGCCTTTTGAGCGCCTTCTAAGTTGGCATAAGTAGCGTTAGACGTAAATAATACTGGATTAACTCCCCAAAGACCGCAAAGGGTCTGCAAGTCCATGTTTTGAGAGTTAATGATATCCATTGCAACTGGGGACAATCCGATTGCATCGTAACGCAAAGGAATGGAAGAGGCAACGATTTTATTAATGTTTTTATTGCCATTAATACGTTCGTCAATTCTTTCATCCATTTTTGCCCTTTGGTCAGGCGATGGCCAAAACTCAGGGTTTGTAATGTTAGGCGAAATAATACCTTTGGCGCCTCCGTTTTGGAAAGTCTTTTGCTTTGCCTCGGTCGCTTCGTTATTTGCTTGCAAGGTCTTTAAACCAGCCAATAGGGGAGGCATACCTCTAAGTTGTGCGCCGTTCAAATCCCAAGTAAGGTTTGTGGTTTTGATGTGCAATACTTGGTCTGCTGGTATCTCAATGTTTTGGTCTCCAATAATCAATTTGTAGCCTCTCACAGGCTCAAACAAATTACCAGCTACAATTTCCACATAGTTTGACGGCATTACGTACATCTCCTTAATCTTGCCCTTATTTGGTCCTTCAGCTGGAGAAAAGCCATAAACAAATATTTCACCGCTAGTATTGTACCACGTTAGCATGGCATCTAAAAACTCCACCCAAGTTTGCATCGGGTTAGGGTTTTTAATTAGCTGGCTTACTGGGTCAGAGTAATTAACATCTTGCAGCTCTTTTTTTCTAAACGCTATGCTTTGCAATCTGTTTAACTCTTTAGAGTTGTATTTCCCTCCTCTGTATTTCTTTGCTGCTTCAGTTTCTTTATAAACGTAAGTAGGGCATTGTTTGCCCTTCTCTGCTATTTTCCGAATAATTGAATAAACTAAAGCGTTTCCCTTGTAACCTTGGTCAATAAAAGTTTGCTGGTTTGAGTCATACCAAACAACAAGAGTCGAAGCCGTAAATTGGCCGTATAGGATTTGATTGAGCAGATTTACATCGGGATAAGTCTTGGTTGGCATGACTTGTGGCGTGATGTAATTCTGAAGAGCCTTTAATAGCATAGCATATTCGTTTTAACAAATATACCTATTTATTTTTTTCTAAAAATGTAGTTCCATAAAACCAAATTACAAGCATGGAAGCTCTTGCTACCCAATGCCATGTAAGCGGATTAAAATCTAAAGTTATAAATGCAATCAGCACGTATGTGATAAACATTAGAATAATCGCTGCAATTGTTTCTTTGCTCATATTGAAAAGGTAAATTTTGAACCCAAAAGTAATTCGGTAAATCCCCAAACAAGCGCATCTACTCGGTCAGGCGACTTGCCTTTATCAGGGTCAAATGTAATCATTTGATTTTCAAGGATTGGAAATTGGCCAATGTGATAAATTTTATTTTGCTCATAAAGTGAATAGATAGGCTCGGCTCTGACGTATTTACCCTTAATTGCATTTACTAACTTTATCCTTGCGGTCGTGTTTTGCGACCTCAAAACGCTTTCAACCATATCTCCTCCCATGTTTTTCTCGGCAACTATGCAATCGGCGTTCCAGCGTTCAAATGCTTTAACGGCAACGGCTGCCCATTGGCTAGGGGAGTATTTACCGCTTAGGTCTTCCAATACATATCCATTTCCATTTGAATCTTTAGCACAAACAATTATACCAGTCTCATCTGAATCTAAATTGGCGGATGCTGCTGGGTCAACCGATATCACAATGCGTTCTAATTGTGGCGAATTCGCCATTCTAAGACGTTCAATTATTTGCCTATTCCACAACATTCCCTCAGCATCTTCTAGCCAATGGCCAAGGAATAAATGGTTGTATCTGTGTAGGTTTTCTTGCTTAACTCTATTGGCTTGGTCAATAAATGACTGGCTTAAATTTTGTAAATTGTCTAAATAGGTAGTGTGAATATAGGTGCAGTTTTCAGATGGATTTTTTACAAATCGACCGTGAATCCAATGTGATTTAAAACTAGGATTCATTACCAAAATTATTCTATTTGGTTTGTTTTTAGCTCTTATTGAAAGGTCTATTCGGTCAAATGTTTCTTCATCTTGTTGTTCTTCTGCTTCATCTAATACCCAAGTCGTAACGCCAGCAATTGACTTTAGATTAGCCGTTGCGGTGCCTTGGCTGGTCTTTATGCCTCGAAATAAAATCTTTGAGCCTGTCGCCTTGTTAATGATTTCGGACTGCGTTATTTCAAAGTCATCCGATTTATTCATCAACTCAATCTTGTCGATGAACTCAGGTATAATCGAAATAAATGCAGAAGTTAGAGTCCAACGAGTAAAAAGGATTACGTGTCCCTCTTCGTAAGTTAGGTTTAAAAGAAATAACGAAAGTGTCCACGACTTACCGCTACCTCGACCACCAGTAATTAGGAAGTAACGGCTTTGAGGATGCTCTATAAAAAGAGGTTTGTATTTATCTATTATTCGGATTTTATCCACTCGATTGGAGGCGTGATTTTGTCGCCTTTAGTTGTATGGTCGTGGTCAAACTTATCCCTTTGCCCTAGCCTTTGTTTTCCTAGCCAAATAAGCATACCTCGGTCTTTATCCTTTAAAGCTGCCTCGTATTGCTTGGCAAGTAGCAACGCATCTCCCTTGCTCCTATTTTGCCGTAAAAACTCGGTAAAACCCATTGCGAGGTCATCTTTGCAGCGGTTGTAAAATGTCTCCTCGTCTATGCCTAAATAAGCAGCACATTGGACGCCTGTACATCCAGCTTGTACAAGTCGTCCCATTTCTATCCAGTCGATTGGTGATTTTGGTCGTGCCATATTACAAAGTTACTCCGTTTTTTTTAATGACTAAAGCTGGGTCTAATTTACGCATCCTGTCGACAATGACTTGGCAATACTTTGGGTCTAATTCAATACCGTAGCACTTGCGCTTTAGTTGGTGGCTTGCTACCATTGTAGACCCTGAACCTAAAAACCCGTCAAATATTAATTCGCCTCTAATATGGTCATCTATAATTTCAGATAACATGTTAATTGGTTTTTGAGTTGGATGAACTCTTTTATCTTTTTCACCTTCTCTAATCATTCCATTCCACAATTGGTCATAAATTCTAATAGGTGTGTGAAAACTACACCAAGCCATTTCACCATCTGCAAAAGTATTTCTAATGTCTGTTCCAGCTCTTTTATTCCATATTAACCACCCATCGCTAAATGGTAAAAAATCTGTAAAATAATTACCTCCCCAAATAATAAATTTATCAAAACCTAAAGAAATACAAGTTTGATAAAATTCATTAGCCGTTTCTGTAGTATCATCAGCTATTACTTCAGAGTACTTTCCTTTTTTTGCAACGCCAAAATTTGCTCCAACCATTTCAGATTTTACAACTTTTATGCCATAAGGAGGGTCAGTAAATACCATATCTGCCTTCTCTCCATTCATCAACTTTGCAACTGTATCAGAACAAGTGCTATCCCCACAAAGCAAACGGTGGTCTCCAATCTCAAATAAATCGCCAAGTACAATATCTGTCTCAACTTGGTCTGGCATTTCATAATCATCCTCCTCCGCACTTAACTCTTCTTTAACTTCAAAGTCAGGAATATCCAATCCCCAGTCTTCTAAATTATCCGCATCCCATTCGTTTGCCAACTGCTCCCAGTCCCATTCACCAAATCCCACGTTGTCTTTAATTATAAATTGCTTCTGCTCGTCTTCTGTTAAGTCTTCTGCAAAAATGATTGTAACCTCTTTTAATCCTGCTTCTTTGCAAGCCTTTAGCCTCATATTACCCCCAAGCACAATCATATCTGAGTTAACTACTATTGGCCTAATTTCGAGCATCTTTGGGAACTCCTTAATTGATTTAACAAGCTTGTTAAACTTATCATCCTTAATTAACCTTGGGTTATTAGGATTCATTTTTACTTCAGAAATTTTTACTTTTTGTATATTCATATTGCTTTAATTTAATTTTAAAAAAAAGCTTGAGCAAAACCCAAGCCTTTTTCGATTAACAAAAACCCAAAATAACTACATTAGTATTATTGTCTGACCAGTCGGCTCGCCACTAAAATTGCAAAGCTTTCCGTTCCATTCAAATCTTACTTCTTTCTCTCTTCCTTGGTAAGATGCTGCTAGCGTTCTAATCTGTCTTTGTACTATATCCATACTTTCAAACTTTCCTTTTCCTTTGTTTGACCAAGGGGACCATTGTCCGTCTCTTAATCTATAACGAATTTCCAGCGAATAGTCAGGCTTTGAAATCGGGTAACCTTTAGGCATCTTTTCGCTTTATTACTACCTCCAAACCAATCTCTTCACAAATCTTTCGCAAGTTTAAAAGACTTATTGACTCCAAGCCATTTTCGACGTGGTTAATTGGTGCATGACTCAATCCAATTTTCTTGCACAAATCCAGCTGGTTGTAGCCAGCTTGCTTCCTTGCTTTCTTAATTAGTAACCCTTCGTAAATGCTCATTTGCTTAATCTTTACGCAAATATAAGATTGCGATTTGATTCCAAGTTAAAACCAACATTTTTGTTTAATCCGTACAAAATCCAGCTTGGCATCCGCTACCAGTTCCAAAGAAAAAGTCTTGCTGCAAACCAATTGTTTTAATTTGCTCATAACTCATTTCCTTTTTCCATGTTGCTTTTTTTTCTTGGTCTGCAAACCATTGCATTTTAGCTGGCTCAGTATCCCAATTTTTCCTAAGTTGTTGTACTGGCTTCCAAAAGCATCCAACGCAATTGCTATCTTCAGGAAATACGATACCACTTTTTTGCGCCCACTGGTAAATCGGGTAATGAGTAATTTTATTTTCAATTAATGGAAAATAACCTTCTCTCCATTCTATTTCTTGCCATTGGTTTCTATTGTTTTTTTGCCCAACAATTCCTTTAAAACTTGTACTAAACCTTTCTGCACGTTCCTTTTCGTCGTACCTAAAGCCAACGCCCATTTTTACCTTTTCGCCAATGTTTTTATACCACCAATCAAATATTGGTCGCATTTTCATTTCTGTTGTACAAAACCTCCATTGCTGATTTGGTATTGCCTTTTGCTTTTTATTTAAAGCGTCAAAACTTTTTCCAGCAACCCAAATAATTTCCTTTCCAAGTAATTGTTCTAAGTCACGCATTGCGTACAAAGTCAAGTCGCTTTCTGCCGTTGCAATAAAATCTTTGCTTAGTTTTTCTGAGGCATATTTTACAAGGCTTAAATCTTTAGGTTTGCAATTGATATCCTCGATTTGAACCAAGGCGAAAATTTCGTAATCGGCTGGATAATGCAAAGCTAAATAAGAAGATGTCTTGCCTCCGCTTAAACTATTTATTGTTTTCATTAAAAAGGTAATAGCTGGTAAATCCCCATTTGTATAAACTCTTCTCCTTTTTTAACCAAGCACTTGCGCACGTTTAACTCAAAAACGTTTTTGTCGTCAAAACCGTACTTTTTCTGTGCAATGTCCATCAACAACTTGACTGGGTTGTCTAGGTCACTTGCTGAGTTGCTGAAGCCAAAGAAAAACTCAACTCGTAACATTTGGCTTGTGTCTACCTTTGATGCTGGCATACGCAAAAGCATTGCTTTCTCGTAATCTTTGTAGGCTGGCGTTTTAAATCTTTTCCCTTGCCAAGCTAAATTAACGCTTAGAGGCTTCTCGTTTATTTTAAACTGAATCATTTGCACCGTTCATAAATCCAAGACCAAGCCAAGGTCCACAAAGCCAGCAGCACAATAAAAAGCAGTAGGCTAGAAATCTTTAGCAGCAAAAGTAGACAGATGCCTACCAATGCCACAAAGATTGCGTACAAATCGTTTTTTTTCATTTAAAAAGGTAAGTTATCGTTTTCCACAATGCGCTTCTCTGTCGTCTTGTTTGCTACCTGTACAGGCTTCCAGTCGTCTACCTCCAAATAATGTGTTGCCTTGCCTTCAACTTTTTCTTGCTTCTCCTTCATTACTAGATTGACCCACTCGGTATCGTTGGCATTTAAGTAAGCCAATAACTTTTCAAGGTCAGTTCTGCTTTGGCTAATCTTTGTCATTGTGCCAAATTTTGTTTGGATAATCTTTGCGTTTCCGCCGTAAATTTTGCTCATAATTGTTTTGGTTATATTAATTTATCTAAATCCTTGTTTTCTCTGATTGCTTTTAAAATAAACAATTTCCAAATTTTATTCTTGGTCTTGGCTCCAACGCTGGTCTCGTCTACATATCTCACCGTCAAGCGTAATTCTTTTCTAACGTCGTTCTCCATCTCTTCCACATTAAACTCCCAAGGCTTTAAAATTCCTTTTTCTTGAAACTTGTTAAACCAGTTCATGCCCCATTCTGAAATGTCTAAGCAATACCCTGTCTCCTTGGCATATTGGTAATTTTTTCTAAAAATCTGTTTACCAACCTCAATCCAGTAGGCAATCTCTTCGTTAGTTAGTTCGCTTTCTTTGTTGTTTAAAGCTTGGACTTCTTGCACAATTTGGCTTTGGTGGTGGGCATAATATTGATTTATCCAAACGCTAACTGTCTTCTCGTTTACGTGGTAAAAATCTCCGTATTGCCCTCGCATTCCAGCGTGCAAAATGTAGTCAACTCTTGCTTCTGTCATCCAGCCGTAGCTTCCAAATAATTTACTGAGGCATCCAAGTAATTCGCTTGCCTCTTCCTTTTTGTATTCTTTAAACTGCTTAAGTCCGCATACAAACTCCATCTTTCGGAGGTGCGTTAATATTATCTCATTCATTGTTTAGGTGTTTTTGTTTTTGTAAATCCTCGTAAAGTTCGTCGAAAACATTTTTACTCTTGCTTTCTTTTTTTGGTACTGGGTTGCCTCTTTTTACCCAATTAAAAAAATGCTCCTTGGCAAGCTTTTCGTTTTCTTTAAAATCAGCCTTTAAGATACATTCTTGCCTAAAGGTATTCAAATGGTTTTTAACTTCTGTTAAATCTGCTTTCCAGTTGATTGCCAATCCTTCAAGCCAAATGTTGTTATTCCATAATTGACGAAAAATCGCATTATGTGAATCCTCATTTACTTTGATTTCTTTTTCTTTAATTTCTTTTACTTTACTTTCCTTTAATTGCATTGCATCCGCATTGCGTTCGCTATGCGTTTGCATTGCGTTCGCATCAATGTCTCGATTCCAGCGTTTCTTGGCTGATTCTCTTGCTTTTTCTGAGCGCTCTTCCTTCAATTCCATACGCTTTAATAGGCTTTCAGACCAAAAATATTGCTCGTCTAATTCAAATAAATCAAATTCATTAATTAGCTTTTTTATGCAATCTTCATGCGTTTGCAATGCGAATGCAATGCCTTTGTAATGCGTTCGCATACGAAAGTCGCTTTCATTTCTAAGCATCTCAATTATTGCCCAAAACAAACCATACCCCTCCCAACCCATTTCCATCCTTAGCTGGAGAATCTTTGGGTCATCTTTGGCATTTGAATCGTGGGAAAAGTAATAAGCTTCTTTTTTCATATAAAATAAAAAACCCCAACAGGTGAGAGACTGTCGGGGCAGGTTAAGTTAACCTATGGAATCATTCTTGCCTCTCACCTCAGGAATGATTCGATACACAAATATAAATCTTTTTAATTTATCCAACGAGACAACGCTTCTTTAGTTGAAAATAAATACAACCGTAGGATAGTCCCATTTCGATGGCAATAACCTTAATTGGTTTTCGGTCCTGCCAGCCTTCAAAAATTAACTCCTTTTGATGTTCAGTTAAATTGCGGCCTCTCATACTAAATCTTTTATTTTAACAAGCACGCCAACGCTGGTGTTGTTGTCTCCACCTCTTACGTTTGGTCTTGCTTTTCCTTCGTCTACTAATTTTTTTACAAGCATTTTAAGTTCGTCTGTTTTAATTACAATTGCTTTAAATTCTGCGATTTTATAAACCCAATAATCGGCTTGAGTTGTGGCAATGCCTGAGAGTTTACCTCGGCTTTCGTATTCAATGTAAATGTTTCCAGTCCTTGCAGACATTCGGTCAGTCTTGACTTCAAATTTGGAATTACTTACAATGTCGTGGAACCAAGTTTCTCCCTCGACAATGCCATACTCTAAGTCGTATCGAAAATCGCTATTAAACTCCACGCTTTAAAAAGTAGCGTGCAACCCTCTTGCCATTTTCCAGCGTAACCATATCGGTCACCACGTTTAAACCTTTGTCTCTAAGGTCTGCAATTCTTGCGGCTAGTCTAAAGCATCCAAACTGGTTTAAAGCTTCTAGCTGGGTCAAGGAATAGCCATTTAATAGCCATCCCTTTATTAGTGCGTTTTGTGAGTCTGTTGATTCCATTTTTCTTCAATTAGTATAGTTTGAAAATAAATACTTGCATTATTGTACTCCTTAAAAAATTCCTCCTCAGTAATTGCAATCAAATCTTGGCTAATTGTATTTTGATGCCAGCGATTAGCTGACCAGCTGATTTGCAAAATTGAAATCTCGGGATAAACTAGCAAACTGCTTTCCAAATTTGCCTTAACAAATAAGTAAGTCTTGTCGTCCAAAATCATGTGATAATGGTTTGCAATTTTAAAATACTTTGGAACAGTAAACTCTGTTTCCAAAAGAACTTGTGATGTAATTTTAATTGTTTCCATAGGTGTTTATTTTTATTGTTGCATTAATTTAATACCTAGCATATAGCCAAGCGCAAAGATTGGTGACATCGCTACAATGAAGTAGATAATTTTGCCTGTAATTTGAAGTGCTTTTTTCATAAGTGTTTGTTTAAATGTTTAGCAATATTAAATATAATCTAAGAAATAAAAAAGATTTTATATCTTTTTCTCAATCATTTTTTTAGCCTCAGCAACATCCAGCAACTTCTTAACCTTGCGAAATTCTATGTTTTGGTCCTCTGCTATTTCTCGGCAGCAATAGCCATAAGTTGCCAAAGTTAATATGCGGCTTACTTGGTGGTCACTAAGTATCTGAAAAATGTTTTCATCCATTAGCTTTCGTGGGTAAATTTCATGCAGTTTTAGCTTTGTGTAAAGTAGATAACCCACCTTTTCTGCATCTAATCCTAGCTTTGCAGCTATCTTTTTGCGTGTAAATCCTTCGATGTACAAGCGCTTGATTTCGTCGATTATCTCTTGAGTTTCCACAATCTTTCAAAGGTTTCGTTAAATGGTAGCTTTTCGGTTTGGTAAGTAGACTTAACGCCTCTTGGCGCTAGGTCTGCTGGGCGTTGTATCTCTCTGCCCAAATAGGTGTATTTGTTCATTTTATTTATATGTTTCGTTGTAGTATTGTTCTCCTGTAATAAAGTTTTCTTTATTTACCACCATATCTACGCCATCTCTATTAGCATTTATTATTTGCCGTTTTTCCTTTTGCTTTGCTTCTTTTAAAATCATTTGCCAAGTAAATTTGTCTTTGTGAATACCCCAAAGTTTTTCAAATAGGTAATCAACCGCGGTTTGTTTCATTTGATTTGAAGGTTAAAGTTTTCAATTAGTCTTGCGCCAGTAATATTCTCGCCTCGTTTAATGGCATCCTTGATTGCTACCTTGTCAGCAGTTACCACGTTTTTAATGTTTACAAACTGGCTAGGTAAAGCCTCCACAATGTCAACCTCCACCGCTTCACTACGGCGCAAACTAAGTTTGAATAAAGGACTTTCAATTTTGTCGATGGCACTTACTAGCATTGCCTCTCTAAGTGCATCCTTGAGTCTTAAAATGGCTCGCTCCTTACTGTCCTTCATTGCTTTTAGTCTTTTAATCTCTTGGTCGATTGCATCGCTATCGCTTTGAATGTTTGCGATGACCTTGGCGTAGTTGCCAGCCTTTGCTTGGAGTTGCTCTTGGTTAATTACTAGCATTTGCTCTAGTTCGGGAGTCAACTCTTCTGTTTCCAATAGGGAGGCTAACTCTAGCGCCTCCCTTGTAATTTCATATAAGTTTGCCATTATAATAATCCGTCTAAAGTGTCCTTTTGGTCCTGTGTCAATTCGTATTTAGTCAAAGCATCTTTGGCTTGCTTGCGCTGGGCATCGGTTCCGTTTAGGTAGCGAACTATGTAGGCGAATTGCTCGTCGGTTGGCTTGGTCTTTACAACCGCTGCAACCTTTGGTGAATGGTCATTAGTTGCGTCAGGGTCTTTTGTATCGTCGATTAATAGGAGACCCGAAAGCGCATACTTTCGAGCATATGAGCTGCTGCTTCCGAAACTTTGCGCCACATCCATACCCTTGCGGTTGATGTCTATGCCTGCTTGGGCAGTTACTGTTCTTCCTTCAGTTCTGCCTTCTTTGTCTACCTGAATAGATACTGTGCTTTCTATGAATAAAATATCACTTACCTCTTTTAATTCGTCTTTAATCGTCAAGGTGCATTCGTATTTCAATAGTAAAGGCTTTAGAGCTTCTAGGATATCTTCGCAGTTTCTATACTTGTACTTGCCAAATGCGTTGAATTGGCTCTTGGGAGCTTTAAGCTCGTTTTGAATTAGAATTAGTTCTTTCATAGGTGTTTAGTTGTTTAAATGTTACGTTCAATGTTTAGTACTACTTCGTAAATAAGAGAGTTGGTAGGTGTCACCTCATCCCAGCCGTTGGTCTCTTCGTTAAACTTCGTGATTGATTTGGTTGTCTCAATCTCAACCTCAACCTCAGAGTCTCCGCAGTAATCCCAGTCGGCTTCCTCTCCGCATTGCTTTACCTCGTAATGACCAGTCCAGCAATACTCTTCGCCTTCGTAATAGAATAGCACCTCTTGGTCGAGGTACATTTCAGAATCGTTAAATAGTTTTCCCATAGGTGTAGAAAGTTATGCCCCCGAAGGGGCGTTTGGTTTATCTTAAGAATAGTTCAGGCATTGAGTTAATTAATTCCATTTGTTGTTTAATTAATTTTCTACCGCCCATTCCACCAATGCCTTCGCCTGTTTCTTTGATTGATGCGGTGTACTTTGTTGTTGACCATGCTGATTTTTTGCAAATAATGAAATGACTATACGCTTGAACTACGAAAGTCATGTTTGAATACTGAACTTCAATTGTTTTAATTTTTCTTGTTTTGTTGTTTTCTAGCGTTTTCATAGTGTTTTGGTGTTTTGTTGTTGTTTGATGAGTCAAATATCTTAGAAATAAATTAGAATAAAAAATATTTATAACTTTTTTTTTAACAAAAAGCGATATTTTTTTTCCGTCTCGTTTTTTATGCTTTTAACTTGCGTATGGAAGAGGCACAAATAATTAATCCGTTTGGCTACCTAAGCGCAACCAAGGTGCTAGACGAGAACAGAAAGCCAGTAGACTGGTGGCATCAATATCTTGAGTTTAACCAAGCCGTTGCAGAAAACGAATTTTATATTCTGTTTGCCGATGGCTTACTTGTTAAAAAAGGAAAATCTAAATTTAAGACCTCTCAATATGTTAAAGGCGAAAAGTACTTGGACTTTAAGACGTTTTACCACCAAGCGAAATCTGAAAAAGATTCCAGCGATGCTTGGGTTTTGTATGGTGACAATTTGCCTTATTAAATGGTTGTATGAATTTCTAAAAATACATGGATAAGAATTTTTTTGCCGTACAGGTTACCATTGTACTTGAGGAAATACGGGATTTGCTAATTGCTAAAAATCAAAAATACGGCAACTCTGCATTAGAGCCTTTAGTTGTTTTCAGTCACTTGTCCGCAAAAGAAGGACTACTGGTCCGCATCGATGACAAGCTAAAGAGAATTAAAAACGGAAGCTTAGAACGAGACGACGAGGATGTTATAAACGATTTGATTGGTTACCTTGTCTTGCTAAAGATTATTGGAAATGAGTCCTGATATCGCAAAATGCATGGGGACAGATTGTCCCTACAAAGAAACGTGTTACCGCTATACATCTAAGCCTAGCGATTGGCAAAGCTATTTCTTAGAACCTCCAATTAAAGACGGAAAATGTGATATGTATTGGGGAGACCTAGCAGAGTCCATTTGGGGTCAACTTAAAGAAATAGTCAAGCCTAAATAAGTAACCTATAAGTTCACAAAATGGGAACTTTTATTAACCTTTAGAACAACTTTTTTGCAACGCCTATTTGATGAATTCTTTGCATAGGCTGAAATTGGTAACTAAATAAATATTTGTTGTCCAAGTAGCTTACGGATGCGGTAGGCTGAAGCAATGAATTGACACCACCACCCAAGTAAATTCCTTTCGGTTTTTGTACAATTGTTCTAGTTTCTGTGTTCGTAATTGTGTTGGTTACTACTGGCAATTTATAATCGTTTGTAGCGGTCATTTTAAGCACCTCTCCAAGGACTTCACCGCTTATGCTTGTACTTCCATGCTCAAATGGAAAAGACGCCGTAAATTGGCTAATTTGTGGCTTAAAATCGATTAGTATTGTATCCCTTAAAACTTCGGTTTTTATCTTGGTTTTAGGGATATAAACCGTCTCCAATTTGTCGACAAACAAAGTGTCCGTTTTTGTCACGGTTTCAAACTTGTAGACAGTCTCTTGCTCGTGTCTAGGGTAGACCACAAAGGTTAAGATTACCCCTCCAAGAAAAGCTAAGATTGCGATTTGAATTCTTTGGTCCATTATTTGTCTAAGTCAATATTTTCCTCGTAAAGTAAAGTCCTTAGCTGGTCACGACAAGCTTGGTAAACTTGGTGCTGGTCATCGTTTAGGTCTTCGTATTTAATCTTAGAGCGCAACCATTGGTCAAATTCATTTAAAACGCAATGCATTGAGCTTGCATTTACCGCCATATACCATCCATGTTGGTCCTCAGGCAATTCAAATATTAGCTTGGCTTTCATAACGGAAATTTACAAGAATCGACTAGCAATTCCCAAGTATCACTTTCTTTAGTTCTTATTCGTCTGCCATCTAGATTTAAAATTCTACCTCCAGTTGGCTTAATTGGTGCGCCTCTTTCAATATGCCATCCTCCAAATCCGTCTTCATACTCTTCCTTATAAGCCCCAGTAATAGCAAGATGGATTTGCTTTTGTACTAACTCATGGCAATGCTTTCCTGTATTATATTGAACCGCATCCCTAGCATCGTTTCTGCTGGAGTTCTCGTGAATGTGTCCCATTACAAAAATGTCCATGTTTTCATACATTTCAAGCGCACGAGTTAGGTTAATCGCTCCCTTAGTTACGACTCCACCGCCTCCGCTTCCATGAAAGTATTTTAGCATCTTCGTCATAAAAGTATTGCCTTCCAATTGCTTTTTAAGCACAAGCCAGCCTCCATAACCTCCAGTATAAACGCTTGTCTTGTTGGTGTAATTCAGCAAGTCAATAAACCTTTGCAATGGGTCGGTCTCAAGATTCTTGATAATTGCCGTCTCATGGTTTCCGTAACCGATAACCGTTAAAAAACTGGCATAAGGAGACCACCAATCAACTGCATCCTCAATTACTGCGTCAATATAATTTGCCTTGTTATGCTCAGGTAGTACGTCTTTTTTACTTCGTCTTGGGTCGTACTTACCCTGCATTAAACAAAAGAAATCGCCGTTTATAAAGATTGGCATTTCTTGTTCTTTGCAGTAGTCCAAGTGACGCTTTAGTTTTTCTCTGTCGCATTTAGGATTGTCCCAGTGTATGTCAGATAATAAAGCAATTTTGGACTCTGTTTGGTCAAGGCTAATTTGATGCAAATTCCTTGAGATTTTTTTGATTTCCATCAAATAGCTAGATAGGTTGTTTTTCCGTTAGTCCTTATGGCTTTCAGCTTTTGCTTTCGGTTTCCGCTTTTCATAAAGCTAACATGAACCCAGTCGGGGTTAAAATCTGTTCCAAACTCCCAAATAAGCTGGTCAAAGTCTAGCTTGTTTTTTATGAAATCAAATACCATTCGATTAGTCACTTCTCCATTGCCTCCATCCATGTCGATGTCGATGGCTTGACCTTTGCAATGCTGAGAGGAAGGACTGCCCTTAATGAACTCGTTAAGAGCCTTGCTTCTGTAACCGCTAGAAATAAAAATAGGCACTCCAAAGTGCGCTCGAATCGGTTCGAATACTCTCTCTGCTAAAATCTTAAAGTTTTCAAGATGTTCTGCCGTAGGAGTATTATCTATTCCGTGCCTCTTACCCGTTTCACTTCTAGTTAATTCAGCTAGATTTAAGTTAGGACTGATTTTCATTTTTGTCGGTTGGTTTTTTAAATATCTTCTCAGCAGCCGTGATGCCTAAAGCAGCAGCAGACAATGCAGCTACTGAATAAACTAAAGCGTCATTTGGGTTAAAATACAAAGTCCAACATAAGGCAATTGCAGTTAGAACACCAACAAGCCTTTTGCTAGATGCTTGTCCGTTTTCAGATAGAAAACCACTAGACCACTCGAAAAACTTTTTCATCTTCCTTGACCTCTGTATTTACTTACCTTTTTTCCTTTAGGCGTGTTTAAATTCTTTGCTTTGCCCTCTCGCTTTTTTCCAAATGCAGATGGCTTGCTATTAGCATTACTTCCCTTCTTCATCTTTTCTTTTTTCGTAGACTGCTTTCTCGTTTTTAATCTTGTAGACTAGGTAGACAATCGAGAGAATCGAAATGACTAGCGTAAAAATTACGTTGATAAATTCTAGCCCGATTGCTTGTAAGACGTTGGCCATGATTGCGACCAACGTAGATGGTACTCCTATTTCGTCTTTTTGCAATAAATTCATTTTTATCAATCGCTAATCGTTTACCAAAAATAAGGCATTTAAAAGGAAATAAAAAAGGCCTATTTCTAGGCCTTTAAATCATCGGTGGTGGTTTACCATTACTTTTCCTTTAAAGCCTCGTAGAGAGGCCCTAAAACAAGCACAGTGAACCCTTTAGCCTTGACCTTCTCTTTGATTAGGTCAGCATCAGATTTGCTTACTTCAATCTCTGCTTCGGAGTAGTAGATTTTCTTAGCCAACTCGTAAAGACGGATTGGGTCTTCTTTCTCTTCGGCAGCAAACAATGCGTTGCCTACCATTTTAGAAAGGAGCATCTCTTCGCCTTTCTCGTTTTGGATTGCGTTGCCCTCGATGTCAGTTAGGGCGATTGCTAGATTTACATTCATGGTACAAGTGTAAGGTTTAATTTTTCGGCAATATATGCATAGGCTGCATCATTTGTGCCATCCCAAGCAAGATAATCTTCTCCAGTTAAAGATAAATTACCTTCAGCAACTGGTTGACTATACACAATTGGCATTGCCTCTGTTCCCTCACCTCCAATAAGAAGCTGGTAGTAGAATGTGCAAGAATTAATTAAATTGTCTTGACTTGTTGAGTTTAAAAGAGTAGCCTCTAACTCTTGTCCGTTTTTCCATACTTGTACTGGTTCGATTTTTTTCATTTGTTGTATTGTTTAAAGTTATAATGGACTTGGATATAATTTATATGCAATTACAACCCAATTGGAACCTGTGGATTGAATCATAACAGAGCTAAAATCTTCTTGATATTGTAAAGAGTAAGTTGTTACCCCATCAATTGTTTGAGAGCCATTACCATCTAAAGTCACATAAGTTGAACCACCAGTAGCTGTATTGTATTGATAAATTACATAAACACGACCTGCACAAGTTGTTGCATCAGGTAGCGTAGCAGTCCTATTGCTTGCACAATCAAATCCAACGGTGTAGTCGGTATCCGTTAATGTATAGTTAGCTGATTTTGTTGTGTGAGGCAGAGAAACTGAACCATTAACTTGTAGTCTTGAATTTGGAGTAGTCGTAGCAATGCCTACATTTCCACCCGATGGTTGTAAAACTAAAGGATAAACCGCAGTACTTCCATCGTTTCTTTGAACTTGTTGCCAAACATGACCTTCACTTGCAACTCCTGTGTATAAACCATAAAATCCGTTTGCCGATAGGATAGCATCCGAACCAATAGTACCTGAGCCAAATGTAGGAAGAGAAGCATTATTTCCTCCTGTGTTAACAAATTTTACTCCTGGAGTAAGCGTGCCTATTCCAGCATTGCCTCCTATAAATTTGAAAACTGAAGCTTCAACCAAAAATCCGCCCGGTGTTGCAATTTTTGCACCTTGGACATTATCTTCCGGAGTCATAATTCGTGAAGCACCTCCTGACCAAGCAAGACCTGACCCAGCAGGAACTAAAACATTCCCACCCGTTGTCACCGAAGAGGAGAAGGTAGCTGCACCTGTGGATTTTGCTACATGGAAAACAACTGAACTTGTTCCATAAGAATAAAGCGATAAATCAGAGGTAGAATTACCAAGTGGCGAAGACCCAAAAAACCAATCTAAAGTTCCGCTTGTAGTCCATGTTAAAGGGTTTGAAGCAGTTAAAGACGCTCTATTAATTGTTACTCCACCATTAGCCGTCACCGAAGATGAGAAGGTAGCTGCTCCTGTGGAGGCTAGGGTTAAAATACTATTTCCGACCGAATCTTGCCATCCAAAATCAGTTGCTCTATATGTTGCAGATATATTTGCCGATAAAGCATCGTTTAAATAGTTAATTCTTAATGCAGTTCCACTTGTTTGAAAAAAAGCATTATAACCACTTGTTGGTCTTATTGTAACATTTCCTGTGACTCCAAAAGCACCATTTTGAATACTTACTAATCTGCTACCATTTTGTGAAAGTATACCATAACCAGCATTTGATTGAAAATGAATATCGCCAGTAACAACATTAATATTGTTTCCGCTGTTAACAGTTAAATTCCCTCCAATTGTCACCGAAGAGGAGAAAGTAGCTGCACCTGTGGAGTCGATGCTTAAAGGTGTTCTTGTAATGCTAAAATCTGAACTTGCCTGTCTTAAACTAAATGTGCCTACATTTGATGTATTTGCTCCATAAGATTGCCAAAATGCACCACTACCACCCTCTTGGCTTAATGTAGTTCTGTTTGCCCCGTGACCTGTTATCCCTCCAGTTGACATTATTGCACCACCTACTGCTAACCTTTCAGCAGGTGATACATTATTAATCCCAACATTCCCCTGAACCAACAATCCTTGCGCAGGTGCTGCCGATGGTGTTCCAATAGATAGTCCACTATTAGAACCCAATGTCATTGCTTGGGTGAAGGTTATAGCTGCTCCAGCCGTTCCTGATGGGGCAATAAACCAAGAATGAACGCTATTATTTAATCTATAAACTGTTGATGTACCCGTAGAAATATATCTAAAATCATTAGGAGAACCACCATAAAATACATTTGAACCAACAATAGAGTTATCTGAATTATCAAAGTTAGAAATAGATGCATTCTGTACTTGTATTGCTTTATACAAATTCCACGCACTCGGTGTAACTCCTATGCCAAGAATGCCTGAGGAGTCGAGAGTCATTTGTGCAGCACTTCCTCCACCATTTCCTGTAAATGTTAATGGAAAACCTCGTAAAAATAAGCCTTGTGAAGAACTTCCAGCAGCATTTGCACCAACTATTGTTGCAGTTGTACCATCTTGAGCAAATAAAACTGCACTTGAACTATTAGCAATGTGTAGTCTTGTAACAGGACTAGCCGTACCGATTCCTAGCCTATCATTAGTCGCATCCCAAAATAGGTTAGCCTCTCCTGTTATAGCCGAGCCTGATGACCAATAAGCAACTTGTCCTACCGTACCTGTCCCTGTTACAATATTGGCAGGAGCACCGGTAATCTTGGTCCAAGCTAATGAGGTTATCCACGCAGGGTCAGCATACGAGCCTGTACTGACAACAACATTGATGTCATCAATCCCACTGTCTGCTAGTATGTTGGTTGTTATCGTTGCTAAATTTGCCATATCTTAAATCATTGTGAAGTTACTGCCTAAGCATAAACAAATCTCGTTTTATTTTCTCTATTCCCACAAAGCATTGCAGAAAATGTTCCTTGGTTAAAGTTGTATAAATCTGAAACTTCTTTTGCACAAGAATAAAATACGCCTGTTTCAGTATCTAAAACCAACTTAGCTTTCCAACTTCCCCCATACTTTCTCTGCTCTGACCAAGCCTTTTTTAATTCATCAGAAGGCTTCCATCCCTTTTTAGATTCAGATAATTTAGAATTTTTTGTTCCTTTTTTCTGATTAGACAAAAGCACTTTAACTTCTTCTGTATGTTTCTTTCCATAGAAAGGATTACGGTCTCCAACAAGATTCCTATTCTTTCCAATAACAGACAAGTTTTTTTTCACTTCATCACTGCACTTTTTGCCTTTTGAGCTTTGTGCATTAGGATTTATATTACAGCAATAGTCTTTGCCAAAATGAATATCCAAATATGACTGTTCTTTAGAATTAAGTTCTACTATTTCACAAACTTCACATACAACAAATTGAGGCTCTCCATACTTATTAAATATAGATTGAATTTTTTTATTCCTATGAATGCCCTTAGTCATTGTTCTAATATGCTCTTTTATTCTTTTGTCAATCATAACTGCTTGACCATAGTAATAATAATCATTATTATTCCAATACAACTTATATATTCCGCTACACTTCATCATACCATTGTTACAGCTCTCCATGTAGAATTTATGTAAATATACAATCCCCTAACTCCATCAGTCTGTATCACCAAAAGTCCATCGGCCGGTGCTGAGATAGCTCCTCTCTGAGCAGCTGTCATACGTGGAGGCAAGAACCCTCTTGTCGTGCTGTCCATTTGAAACAACGCTGAAGCATTGATGCTCGCTGTATTTAATCCTAACGCACTGCCATTATCAAACAACAAGCTATTTCCAATTGCACTTGTGCCTGTAAACTTTGATAGATAATTTATCGTTCCTGTGCCTGTAATAGGATTAGTTAATACGCTCTGATACTGAGGGATATTTAAGGTAGCCCCTAATAAAGTGGCTGCCCCTGACGTACCTGTAGTAGTAAGCGTAATAGTATTTTGTTTTCCGTTAAATGTATTCCAATCTGTGCTGGATAAAAAACCATTAGTAGAACCGCTTGCCTGCGTAATTCCAATCGTACCAGTACCGGTAATTGTTCCACCGGTAATAGGTCCTGATGTAGCAACACTTGTTACCGTTCCTACGTTATAAATTCTATCAGCACTCAAGTCAAAGTTGACTCCATTAATAGTGATAGACCTTGTAGTAGGAACTCCTCCTAGACCTGCAAGACTATATTGTGGCACATTTAATACACCTGTGCCATTATCATAGTTAGATGCTCCACTATTGCCTGTAGTTGTTAAGCTGATAGCCGTACGTGCTCTGCCATCTGTAAAGTACAAATTAGTGCCCTCAGATATATTGCTAGTGGTAAGCGTCACCGCTCCTGTAAATCCATTCACAGATACTACAGACTCAGTGTTGTCAACCTTCTGCCAAGCTGGAGCGTGAAACACAATCCAGTCACCTACCTGCCATCCGCCAACACCGTCAATAATGGTATTGCCTGCCACACTAACAATGTAGAAGTGGCCATCCGTGCCAACGCCTGATGTAATGGTAGGGGTGTTCGTTGATGCGTTCCAAGTACCCTGATACTGCAAGCCCCCGATAAGGTCATTTACTTGCCCTTGGAGCTTACCAAATGCTGTAAGGATACTATCTGTCGATGCGATAGAAGAACCTGCCACAGTGAGCCCTGTAAGGACCTTACCGGTAACAGCAGAGTTGGTTAGTGTAACGCTTGCAGCACCCGGGCCACTAGCTGTAGCCTCACCAGTAAGTGAAGTAATATAGTTGCCCTGAGCTTGATACTGAGGAATATTTAAAACATGAGATACTAACGAAGCAGCACCACTTGTGCCTGTAGTAGTTAGTGATGTAATTCTATTGTTGTAAGCAGTATTCCAATTGGCAGCACTTGCAATGTATGTATCAGCTAAAGCATTGGTAAGATTCAAAGTAGTTAACAATGTAATACCTCCTGTAATGCTTGCCACATTACCACTGCCTGAGCTTTTAACAACTGTTAATCCCTCGCCACTACCTGACTTAGTTACAACAATTCCTCTACCACTTCCACTTGTATGGTTAATGGTTAGCGTATCTGTGCTGCCACTTGTTGTAAATGTAGCATGACCTGCCTGAAGCTGCTGAGTATTTAAGTTAACAGTTTGATTTGCTCCTGTATAAGGAACGTATCCTGTCAACGCACTACCGTAGTTAGGAATGTTAAATACTCCTGTTACACTATCGTATGTTGAAGCACCGCTAGACCCAGTAGTTGTTAGACTGATGGCCGTACGTGCTCTAGCATTAGTAAAGTAAAGATTGCCACTCTCAGTCACTTGAGAAGTGTTGTAGTCTCCTGACTGAGCAACAATATCACCAAGCCTGCCGAATACACTCGTTACAGGTGCAATGTCAGTCCAAGAGGCTGTAATGGTACCTCCATCCTGCTGATTTAATGTCAAGGTCTTATTAACAGTCCCTGTTACAGCAGCAGAAATAATTGAGTCATTATATGCTGTAGTCCAATTGGCCTGAACAGCGTTAGTA